AGCCATATGGCTTCAACCAGCAAGGTTGCGTCAACTGATAGCGTAATGTTGCTGGATGCACCTTGGAACAGCGTTTATGGTTATAACCTTGCTGTTACCAACAACGTACCATCAGATCTGACCAAAGGCACACTGACAACCGCGTCAGCGTTGATCTTCGGTGATTTCTCACAGTTGATGATGGGCTTCTTCTCAACACCAGACATCTTAATCGACCCATATACAGCGGGTTCATCTGGTGCGGTTCGCATCAGAGTGATGCAAGAACTCGACATTTCTGTACGTCACGCGCAATCATTTGCCGCGTGCTTGGACATCGATGCCTAAATCACAAGCGGGGCGGCTTCGGTTGCCCCGCCTATCCCATAGGGGGTTTTGATGAAGATTAAGTGCAAAAGAAATATCGTGATAAAAGGCGTGGCGCACGTCGTCGGTGATATTGTTGAGGTGACAGACAACATCGGTCTGGATCTGGTCAACACTGGCCGTGTTGAGGTTTATGAGGACAAGATCGGCATCACTGATCGCGCTGTTGGTCTGACAAAGAAATCAGCCGCCAGCCTAGTCAAGCGGAATACAAAGAAAAATGCCAAATAGATATGTGAAAATAACGGTCATTAAAGACTGCCAAGCTGGTTCTGTAGGTATTATGCTTGCCGGAGAAGATCACGATGTGCGTGAAGATGAAGCGCAAAAACTGATTGATCGTGGTTATGCAAAGTTATGGTCTGAAAAGCCAGCTAAAGTGGCCAAAGTAGCCAAAGTGGCTGAAGTGGACGATGAATAATGGCGGTCGAAAGCGCAGATGATCGTGCCATATTTGTTGGCGTTGATGATTTTGGTGTTGCCGCAACATACAATGCGGCCACTGTAAATGGCATTTTTGACAATGAATTTGTTGAGGTGGATGCTGGTGGCGGCGTTGGGTTTGCATTGCAACAGCCACGCTTTGTTTGCCGCACCGCAGATGTTTCAGCCGCCGCTGAAGGCGATACAATCACGATCAATGCAACTGGTTACACGATCCGCATCGTACAGGATGACGGCACTGGTATGACCACATTGGTATTGGAAAAGCAATGAGCCACGTTAGACAGCAAATACGCGATGACATCGTGACCACGCTGACGGGGCTGACTACAGCGGGCAGTAATGTGTTTCGAAGCCGGATATTTCCGCTGGAAGAAACAAACCTGCCAGCGTTGTGTATATATACAAAGAGCGAAACAAGCGAATATGATACAATCGGCTTGCCACGTTCTGTAAATAGGGTTTTAGACGTGGCTGTAGAGGCCTACGTTAAAGGCGTGTCTAATTATGACAACACGCTAGACACGATTGCGGTTGAGGTTGAAGAAGCCATTGCCGCTGATGTAACGCTTGGTGGTCTGGCTAAAGACGCACAGATCACTGCGTTTGAAGCTGATTTTGCGGGTGACGGTGAACAGCCGGTGGCCGTGGGTCGGTTTACAGTGACGGTTGAATATCGAACCGTTGAAAATGACGTTGAAACTGCCGCGTAGGAGATACTAAAATGGCAACTTTTAAAGGCAACGATGGTGTCGTGCTTATCGGCAGTGACGCTATGGCTGAAGTGATCAGCTTTTCTGTAGATGAAACCGCAGACACCATTGAAGATACAGCAATGGGTGACACTGCGAAATCATACAAAGCATCATTCACCGATTTCAGCGGAACCGTTGAAACATATTTTGACGATACTGATACCGCGCAAAACAACTGCACAGCCGGTGATAGCATCACGCTTAATTTGCAGATGGAAGGCAACACGTCTGGCGACCACAAGCTGACTGGTTCAGCTATTGTCACAAGCCGGTCAATCGGTGTAACGTCTGACGGTATCGTGACCGCGACCTACAGCTTCCAAGGCACAGGCGGTCTGACTGAAACAACCGTAACTTGATGAGGTAAATTATGGGGCTGGGAGAGCAGATAGCGGCGCGGCGTGCGTTGCAACGTAAACAAATCGAGGTTGTTGAGTGGGGCGAAGAAGATCAGCCATTGATTATATACTGTGGCCCCATTACCGCCGGAGACATCGACAAGCTACAGAGAAAGCATAAGGATTTTCTCAATAATATGACGATCACGGGTATGATTGATCTGATTATTAACAAAGCTGAAGATGCTGATGGCAAGCGTCTATTCACGCTAGAAGATAAGATGTATCTTATGAAAGAAAGCGTGACGCTCATCAGTGACATTGCTGGCAAGATGTTCAGTGACATTGATAGTGTCGAGGATGATGAAAAAAACTAAAGCAAGATCCGCTTCGGATAAATATGATGGCCCTAGCGGATCGCTTGCACAAAACACAAGGCGAAATCGAAGAATTAACGCTGAGTGAATTAAA